TATCGTTATATACCTTGTAACGGCGACGTTGCTGGTCTCATGGTTCGTACCGATAATGATCGTGATCCTTGGTGGTCTCCTGCTGGCTACAATCGCGGTGGTATTAAGAATGCCATCAAGATGGCTTACAACCCAGGTAAGGCTGATCGTGATCAGCTATACAAGAACGGTATCAATCCAATTGTGACGTTCCCAGGTCAAGGCACAATTCTATTCGGTGACAAGACATTGCTTTCAAAGCCTTCAGCTTTTGACCGCATCAATGTTCGTCGTCTATTCATTGTTCTTGAAAAGGCAATTGCAACGGCTGCTAAGTTCACTCTATTCGAGTTCAACGATGCATTCACACGCGCACAGTTCAAGGCTCTAGTAGAACCATTCCTTCGTGACGTTCAGGGTCGTCGTGGTATCACGGACTTCCGTGTGGTTTGCGACGAAACAAACAACACAGGCGAAGTTATCGACCGTAATGAGTTTATTGGTGATATCTACATCAAGCCAGCTCGTTCAATTAACTTCATTCAGCTTAACTTCGTGGCAGTACGTTCAGGCGTAGATTTCACCGAAGTGGTAGGAAAGTTCTAATTTAGGCGAATAAATAGAAAGAAAAGGTAGGGAGACAAATAATATGCCCTTTAATGTTAATACATTCGCTTCGCTAGGACTTCCGTATGGTGGCGCAAGAGCATCTCTTTTCGAGGTGTTCTTGACACTACCACAAGGCCTTTCAAATCCTACGGCAGAAGCACAGTTTCGATTTGTCTGTAAAGCCTCGTCGATCCCACAATCAACAGTAGGGCAAATTGAAGTGCCCTACTTCGGTCGCAAAGTTAAAATGGCTGGTAACAGAACATTCGACAATTGGACCGTAACTATTATGAACGACGAAGATTTTGAAATGCGTCATGCGTTCGAAGAATGGTCAGCAGCAATTAATAGTCATGTAAATAATCTTCGTGACTCTGCTCTTATCTTTGAATCTGGACAGGCAGCATATCGCTCACGCGCTACTGTTCGTCACTACGCAAAGACAGGTGTATATGGTTCTGGTACAGCGGCAGGTGATGCAGCTATCCCAACACGCCAATACACATTCAATAACATCTTCCCTCTAAACATTTCAAACATTGATCTAAACTGGGAAACAACAGACGCGATTGAAGAATTTACCGTGGAGTTTGCATACGATTATTGGACAGTCGAGTCTGACCTACTCGGCAACTTGATTGACAATTAAGATCGCTTTAGTTTTCCTATATAATTGATTAGACCTTGAAGGAAAATAAATGGCGATTGAACTTTTTGGATTCCGTATTGGAAAGGTGGACGATACATCTGAGGTCAGACAGGCCGAACAGATACCATCGTTTGCCCCTCCACCAAATACCGACGGTGCGCTTGAAGTAGCGCCTGGCGGTGCATACGGCACTTACGTTGATTTCGAAGGTACTGCAAAAAGCGAAGCGGATCTAGTAACCCGCTATCGCGAAATGGCGTTGTATCCGGAAGTAGAAGCAGCCATTGATGATATTGTCAATGAAGCCATCATCACAGATGATAATGCTGAACCCGTATCGCTAGATATGGATGATCTAAAACAACCAGCATCAATCAAAAAGAAAATCGAAGAAGAGTTCAAGACAGTCCTTGAGCTATTGGATTTTTCTAACCTCGCTTACGATATCTTCCGTCGTTGGTATGTTGACGGGCGCATGTTCTATCATATCATGGTCGATGTTAAGAATCCACGCGCAGGTATCCAAGAGCTTCGCTACATTGATCCAAGACGCATTCGCAAGATTCGTCAGCCAATCAAGCGCACACCTATCGTTGGTACCAATGCAAAGCTTATCGTTCCACCATATGAAGAATACTTCCTTTATAACGTAGCAGGTCTTCAGTCTGGTACAGCCACACAAGGCGTAAAGATTGCTAAGGATTCTATCTGCTACACTCACAGTAGCATCATGGATCATCGTAATCGTATGGTTCTTTCACATCTTCATAAGGCAATCAAGCCACTCAATCAGTTGCGTATGTTGGAAGATGCGGTAGTTATCTATCGTCTCGCTCGCGCACCCGAGCGTCGTATTTTCTACATCGACGTTGGTAACTTGCCTAAGGCAAAAGCGGAGCAGTATGTTCGCGATATGATGGTTCGTCATAAGAACCGTCTTGTCTATAACGCTGAAACTGGTGACGTTCAAGATACTCGTAAGTTCATGACAATGTTGGAAGACTATTGGCTTCCGCGTCGTGAAGGTGGGCGTGGTACTGAAATTACTACACTGCCAGGTGGTGAAAACCTTGGTCAGATGGATGACGTTGAGTATTTCCGTAAGAAGCTCTATAAGTCACTAGCCGTTCCTGTGTCCCGTCTTGAGCCAGAAGGCACATTCTCTATGGGGCGTCAAGGAGAAATCTCACGCGATGAAATCAAGTTCGCAAAATTCATTGACCGTCTGCGCCATAGATTTGCACATCTGTTTGACCATCTTCTAGAAATTCAGCTCGTTCTCAAGGGTGTAATGACCCGCGAAGAGTGGAAAGAAATGAAGAACGATATCCGCTATGATTTCCAGCGCGATAACTATTATTCAGAAATAAAGGAACAGGAAGTTCTTAACCAGCGTCTCGCAACTTTACAGGTTGTCGATCAGTATGTTGGTAAGTATTATTCCGTTGAATGGATTCGTAAGCATGTTCTTCGCCAGACTGAGGAAGAAATCGAAGAAATGGACAAGCAGATTGCTTCTGAGCCAGATCCAATGGGTAATGAATTGGAAATGCAGAAGCAAGACCACGAACAGCAAATGCAGAAAACTCAGCAACAGATGGACATGAAAGACATGGAAATCAAAGGCAAAGAGTTGGATGCTAAAGCGGCTGCGTTAGGTTCTAAAAATAAACCGGCTGATAAAGCAAAAGTCACTGCAAAACCTGCTGCGGCTGCTGCACCTAAGACACAGAAGATCGAGATCAAAGTTTCTGGTGATGCTAAAAAGAAAGCATCTGTCAAGAAAGAAGAATACGAACCATTTGTACCGAAGCCACTTAGCGAAGAAGATAAGCGTCTCATTGAAAGAATGACTGCGGTTATGGAACATGTGGCTCATGAGGACATTGAAGAAGTGGAAGAGATCAAGGATGCCATTTAACCATGGAAGAGCTGGAAAAAGCTAAACTCCTGGCTGTTGCACAGAAGATTGTTAAGTCTTCTGTCAATGAAGTTCGCACTGAGCTATTAGAAGAAATCAATAAAATTCAATCAATTACTCCTGCAACTGGTGTTCCCGGGCGTGGGATTATTGACGTTGCTCTAATTGAAGAGGAGTTAGTTCTTCAATTCAACGATGGTTCATTTGCAAATCTTGGGCGTATAATTGGTGAGCAAGGCATTCAAGGGCAACGCGGAGAGCAAGGATTACAGGGCGAGCAGGGTATCACTGGTGAACAGGGAATTCAGGGTGAGCAGGGTATCCAGGGAATTCAAGGCGAGCAAGGTATTCAAGGAGATGAGGGAGATCGTGGGGATCAAGGTCTTCGCGGCGAAAAGGGAGAGAAGGGAGATACTGGTGACAGAGGCGAACAAGGAATTCCTGGTGAACGCGGAGAACGCGGAGAACAAGGACCAGCAGCTATTGACGGAACCGCTGGACGTGATGGAGCAAAAGGCGCAACAGGAGCGCGAGGGGATCAGGGCGTTCCTGGCAGAGATGGCAAAAACGGAAAGAGCGGCAAAGACGGGCTAGCAGGACCAAAGGGTGATAAGGGTGATCCTGGATCTGACGCGAACACTAAAGAAATAGAAAAGAAATTCGACAGACTTGTTGAAAATGTAGATAAGCGTTTTTCACGATTCACATACAGTGCTGCAACCGGCGTCAAGCATAGCGGTTCTGGTGAAGTATGGTTACATCGGTTAGATGACGTAGATTACAACAGCGTAAAAACTCCTACGAATGGTCAAGCGCTCGTATGGAATGTTGCTATTGGAAAATGGACTGCTGGTGCGGTTGTTAGCTCGGGTGGCGGTGGTGGTAATGGTGGGATCAGCAACTCATTTACTACTACTGTATCTACACGAAATATTATACCAAGTTCGAATAATACCTACAGCATAGGATCCAGCACAAACCGATATAAAGATATATGGGTTTCTGGTAATACCATTTATCTTGGTTCTGCAACTATCGAAGCTGTTGGAAATCAGTTGAGTATTTCTGGTCAAGCGGTACTTTCTGCTTCTGCATCCGACGATAAATTCGCAACAAAAGCTTATGCTGCCTCAAATACATATGTTAACAGTACTTTTACTACAAAGGCATACGCCGCAGCAAATTCATATGTTAAAACTCTATTAGCAAATACCAATTCATATATTGCAAGTCGTGCTTCGTGGAATGCGTTGACAACAACGAATACCGTACTTCGTTTATATGTTGATACTAAAGTTGCTACTGTTGTTAACTCTGCGCCAGAAACGCTTAACACGTTGCAGGAATTATCTACAGCTCTTGGCAACAACGCAAATTTTTCTACCACAGTATTAACTCTTATCGGCGCTAAAGCATCAAACACTTATGTCAAAGCGATACTAGCTAATACCAATTTGTATATCAACACGAAAGCTTCGTGGGATTCGTTAACCAGTACTAACACTGCGCTCCGCACACTTATCAACGACCGCTTACAGGTTTCTAACGCAAACGCAAAATTTGCAACAAAAGCATATGCCGCTGCGAACTCATACGTTAAAACAACACTCGCAAACACAAACGCATATATTGCCACAAAACCTGGCTGGTCTGCTATTACAGCAACTAACACAGCTATTAGAACTATTGTTTCTGATAGAATTCAGGTAGCAAATGCTAATGCTAAGTTTGCAACTAAAGCTTATGCAGCAGCAAACTCTTATGTTAAAACACTATTAGCCAACACAAACGCATATATTGCAACTAAACCACAATTTTATTATTCGACTACAATGTACAATTATACACAATATGGTTTGGGTTATATGAATGTTGCTCCTAATCAAGATCCTTCTACGCTAGGATTTAGAACAGATGTGCCTGCTCCACCATTTGGTTCAATATGGATTTTAGCAGTTAATGACGGATTGGTTGACGCGGCACCGATAACGATATACTCGCCTAACACGCGAACAACGCCAATGCTTTGGATGTCTATTGATGGAAGTGGTCCATTTTCGGATGCTAATCCAAACGGGCAAGCGTATTGGTTCAACATCACACCACCACCGTCGGGGGCATAAGAAATGGCATTACCCTCACGCGGTTCGTCGTTAGGACAAATAGTTGCTTATAATGGATATAATTATAAGTGGACTGGCGCATCATGGCTCAACGTAGGGCAAGCATCTTCAGCCGTAGGTAATACATCTATTACTTCTGCTGGCGTCACTACCGGCGCAACTTCGGTTACTTCATCAGGTGTTACCACAGGCAATACTTCAATAACATCTGCTGGGTTAACCGCAGGTGCCACTGCCGTAACAACATCTGGTGTTTCAGTAGGCACAACGACCGTTAGTTCTACGGCTGTATCGGTAGGTTCGACAGCCCTTTCCAATACAGGATTAACCGCAGGTGCTACAACAGTTTCTACTACGGGTGTTTCAGTAGGCACAACTGCGGTCACTAGCGCAGGCGTTTCAGTAGGCACAACGACCGTTAGTTCTACGGCTGTATCGGTAGGTTCAACTTCACTTTCTAATACAGGCGTATCAGTAGGCTCCACATCGGTAACGAAAACTGCTGTGTCTGTAGGTTCAACAACATTTTCTAATACTGGTGTGTCGATTGG